TGTCATGTGTGTGTCCTCCTTTTATGCCATGATGATCCGGCCGTTCCGCTCCACGAAGCGGATGCTGCGGGCGCTGTTGCCCTCAATGAAATCGACCGTCATGTCGCCGACGCCGATGACCACGCCGCCCAGGTTGGTGATTAAGCGGACGGCCTGATTCATGTTGACCAACGTGCCGATTTCCTTGACCTGCTTCTCGATTTTCTTCATGTTGTTACCTCCCGGCCTGTTGGCCTGTCCTCTTGTCTATGCTCCAATTATAAACCGAGGCGGTTTATAAGTCAAGCAAAAAAATAAAAAAGCCCGAAAAAATTTTCTGGGCTTCTCGAAACGGTGGGAGGGGGGTCTGTCGGCGGGGCGTTTACCCCCCTTAGACCCCCCTCCTTGCGCCAGTATACTTTACGGCCGGGGAATAGTCAAGCGTTAATTTTCGGCGCCCTCCACGGGGGTGCCGCTATCGGCCGCAGGGGGCTCCTGCGGGGCCGCTGTGGCGGGTTTTCCGCCGTCGGCGGGCTCCTGGACCACCACGGCCGCGGGCGCGTCCTGGGCCGCCTCTACGGCGGTTTTAATGGCTGCGCTTACGCCCGCGCCGACCGCCTTGGCGACCTCCTCCACGGGGAAGCCGTCCGCCACGTTGACCGAGCCGATCTCCGCCGTGAGCGCGACCTGGGCGCCGCTCTCAATGTATTCCCGGGCCTTTTCGTTCTTCTCCCAGTATTTCTTGGCGTCCTCCAGGACGGTGTCGATCATGTCCTGGATTTCCTGCGGGGTGAAAAGGGGCTTGAGGTCGTCCGGGATATATTGGTAAATCAGGGCGGCGACCTTCGACGCCTTTAATTTGCCGGTGCCCCCGCCGAGGTCGTGCTCCGCGTCCGTGACCCACCCGAGGATGAGCTGCTGCAGGTTCTCGATGATGGCGGCCTTGGCTGCCTGCTTCTCCTCCGCCGTGGCGTCCTTGACCTCCTGGATGCGCTTCACGATGACGGCGACGCCCTTGGCGATGGCCGCGATGTTCAAAATGACCACGGCGGCGACGGCGATGATGCTTTGAATGTTCTGGATGATGTTCATGGTGTGACCTCCTTAAACCTTTTTCAGACATGTGGACGAAATGAAGCCCACGGTGGACCCGATGCGGACGTAATACCATTTGACGCCGCCCCGGATGGAATAATAGCCGTAATTGCTGACCTTTGTGCCCTTGGACACGGCCTTGATGATCCCGTGGGCGGTGCTGGGCCCGCTGCGGACGTTGGCGCCGATGTTCGGTGTGACGATGTACGTGCCGGTGAGACTGCGGTCGAATTTCTCCGCCGCAACAGCTTTCGCGGCCGAGGCCGAGGGGGTGGTCGTCGGCTTCGCCTCGGTCGCTCCGGCGCCGCCGCCCAGGATTTCGTTGACCTTGGCCTGGACGGTGGTGTATGCGTACCCGGCGGCCTGCAGGCGGTTCCTGCGGTCCGTCCCGGTGCCCCACTTCCCGGCGATGACCTCCTTGGCGATCTCCTCGATGCTCTTGCCCGACGTGTCGGGGGCGGTGTCTGTGGGGATGGATGCGCCCCCCAGCGCCCTGGCAATGTCCGCATAGTTCGGGGTGATGAATCCGCGGATGTAGCGGCCGTTGACGGACATGGTCCTTGTGCCCACCTTGCCGCCGGTCATGTTGCCCTCGGTGACGGTGAAGGACGTGGCCCCGGCTTTGGTGACGATGCCGATGTGATCCCCGGCACCGGTGCAATCCCCCACGCCGTTGTCCTGCCAGTCATACACGACGGCGTCGCCCAATTTGGGCACGTGGGCGTCATTCTCGACCCAGATGCCTTTGTCCTGGGCGAGGCGGGCGAATTTCTCCACCCCGCACTCGGTCCCGGTGTACGGGGCCAGACCGCACGCAATCCACGCCGCGGACACGGTGGCGGCACAGTAGGCGTCGTTGACCTTCATCTTGTACCCGCGGGCCAGGGGCCGGTGGTCGTTGTAAATTTTCAAAATCTCCGCATGTTTGGCGCTCCCTTTGGTGGCGCCGACCCATGAGGTCATCTTGTCGGCGACTTTCTGCCGAAGCTGCTGCTCTGTCATTGGTGAAGCCCTCCTAAACGCTAATAAATCGGAATTTCCGGGTCCTGGTTGACCGCCTGGGCCACGGCGTCGTCGATCTTCCCGTCGATGGATGCCTCCAACGCCTGGATGTCGATTTCCACCTGGGCCATTTGCTCCGGGGTCAGGTAATTCCCCACAGCGAGGCGGAATTTGATGATTGCCATTTTGATCTTGACCACGTTCTCCATTTTGGCCTTGATCTCGTAGGAAACGATGGCCGAGCCGAAAACCCCGCCGGCAATGGCGATTTCCGCCGCAAAAAAGGTGATGTCCATGCCAGCGACGGATGCCGTGGCTCCCGCCACGGACGAAACGGCGAAGATGATGCCCGTGGTCAGCACCAGCTTTTTGCTGGTCTCCATTTTTTTCGGCGCCTCCGGGGGGTTGCCTCCCTGGAGGCGCCGGATGGTCTTGCGCTGCCGCTCAATGATCCGGCGGGCCCGGAGCTGCGAAAAAACCGCCCCGGCCAACACGGAGGCCACGATGACAATTAAAATTTTCATGTCATCCCCCTGTGATACCGATTTTTGCGAATATGAAGCCGATGACGATGCTGATGACGGCCGTGATGACGTGCCCGGCGACCTTGCGCCACATTTCGCCGTCGCGCCCTTCCAACGTCTCCAGCCGCTTTTCCTGTTTGCCCTGTTCTTTGACCATGCTCTCGACGCTGGCGGCCAGCTTCTCGACCGATGCGGTCAGGGCCCCCAATTCGCGCACGCTCTCCTCCAACAGGTCGAGCCGCTTGTTCTGGCGGTTGTTTTCGTCCTCCAGCCGCTTGTTTTCGGCCTCCATGCGGCGGGCAAATTCTTCGTGCTCCTGCCGCGTGAGTTCGCTTCCCATGCTTGCGTCCTCCTTTCCCGGCGATGCCGTACTATCCAAAAAGGGGGAGCGCCCGGCGCTCCCCCTTTTTGGTCAATCTTCCCAGTCGCCTACGAGCTCCCGGAGGCGGTTCTGCGCCGCCAGGGCTTCCTCCTCCCGTACCTGCGCCCCAAACTGTTCGATGATGAACGCCTGGGCCTTGATGATCTCGGCCTGTCGGATGCAAATGTCGGTGAGTTCGGCGACCAGCTCGGTGTTACTCATTGCCGGCGTCTCCCTGGGCGGGCTCCTCCTGGGCGGGCTCCCCAAGGATTTCCGCGGCCTCCGCCGCAGTGATCCACTTGCCCACGGCGTTCAATACCATTTTGCGCGACCAGCGCCGGCTATCGTAATAGTCCTTGACGGTGTTAAATTTCGGGCTGCGCTCCATTGTCGGCCCCTCCTTCCTCCGGCATGTCCACGCCGGTCATCATGCACAGATAATCAAACTTGGCCGCCAGCATGGGCGTCCTGTCGATGATCGTGTTGTGGCGGTCGATCTCGTACCAGGTGTAATGGTTGCCCTCCGCGTCGGTGTCCTGGCCCACCTTGCGGACGACCCGGAAGCGGTCCGTCCGGGTGCTGTCCTGAAATTCCTGCACCACTTCCTGGTAGCCGGTCAGGTCGGTGTGGGTATCGCCTTTTGTTTTGACGACCTCGACCTCTCCCTGCGTGCCAAATACATACTCCATGTGAGTTTCTCCTTTCGGCTTTCTTCCCGGATGATCTGCTTGAGCTCCCTCTGGATGTGTTCGCCCTGCAGGATAATTCGGTAAAGGTTGTGATTGTTGCAATGCTTCAACTGTCCGAAACGCGAAATAATGCTGTGCGCCGTTCCGGCCAGGATGCGCTTTCCGCTGTCCCTCCGCTTTCTGTATTTGGAAACTGCCCGCTTCAAACGAAGGAAGTTGTACTTGCGCGGCAGGGTGTACCCCCGCCCGTACCGATAACCCACGGCGTCCGGCAGCCGCCTCTTTGCCCTTGTGACGCCGTTCCGCGGCGCTTTCAAGGGCTCCGGGCGGTCTGATCCGCCCGTCCGAAAAATCTGCCAGTCGCCTTTCAACCGCAGGTGATGGTCGGTCAGCCATTTCTCAATAACTAACCGGAGCTTTTTTAACTTTCGCTTATTCGGCGCGAATATGGTGAGGTTGTCCATATATCGCACATTATGGGACACGCCGAAGCCGCCCTCCCGGATCATGTGATCCAACGGCTGCAATACGGCATTGGCAAACCATTGTGATGTGTACGCCCCAATCAAAACGCCGTCTTTTACGATGCGCCAGATAAGGCCCAACACAAGCCGGTCTTTA